ACCATGCTGTTGAACACCCGCTTGGCTGCTGACAGGTCAGTCGATAGTGACCAGATGTCATCACCCCAGTCGGTCTCTTCTTCCACGCTTGTGGCAGCTCTGAAGAGGTAGAGGTCGCCATCAATGAGCAGGGTGGGTTGGCTGTAAGATTTCTTTAAGGACATCATCGATGTCTCCTTTGACTTCCATACCGACCTCTGTGATGCACCATTTGCGCCCCCAGCTATCAGTATCTACTTTTGTTGTTATGAAGCCCTCAGAGGCCGCTATGGCAACGTGCAGTGCCCCATCACGCGCAAAGTCAGACTTAACGGTGAAAGGGTTGCGCCATGAGCGGTCTAGGACGATGTAGAGAGACACAAGGTTCTCAATGTACTCATCGACTTCAATGGGTCTGAGCCCAAGTTCTTCCCACGGTATGCTCGCTGGCAATGGGGATTTTAAGGTTGAGAGTGCGGCCTGCTTCTTCCGCCATTCGTCTAGCGATATTACCGACATTTTCTGCTATGTCCTCGTGCTTACAGGCGATCTGCAACTCATCGTGAATCCAGCCCACGATGTACGCATCTTCGCCATAGTGCTTTTTAATTTCGTCATAGGTGAGGAGCACCCACCACTTACTGACTAGGCTGCCACAGCTCTGGAGTAGCTGAGAGAGACATCTATGCTCGGACCTGATCTTGAGCTTTCGACCATCACAGGTCTTGATGTACCCACGAGCATAGGCTGCTTTAAGATTAGCCATTAGAGTTGCGAAGGCTGGCACAGACTTAAAGAATTGCTCTTTGAGCTGCTTGCCTTTGGCTCTACCACCGCCTGCAATCTCACCCACACGCATGTCACCTCCACCGTAGTTTATGGAGTAAATAAGCGTCTTGGCCGTGGACCTATCAGTACCAAAGGCCTCTGCATTATAGGTGTGGATGTCACCTTCGAGTATCTGCTTGGCATACTCACCGCCATCGTAAGGGTGCAGATAAGAAGCAAGTGCTCTCAGCTCAATGCCACTAAGGTCAGCACCACAGAGAAACCAGCCCTCTGGTACACCAAAGAGACTTCTACACTCTTTGCCGTAGGGAGAACGTGCGCTGGGCACTTGGGCAAGGTTTGGTGATGAGTGCGCCGCTCTGGTGCTGGTAGTAGCCAAAGGATCAATGCGATGCCTAATGCGGCCATCTGCATCCACCTTCTTGAGCCATGCACCCTTGCCCTCTGCCAACATGCCAATCCGCTTTTGGATCAGCTTGAACTCAGCAAGACGCTTGGCCTCTGGGTACGGCAGTTTAGACAGCACGTTCTCATCGATTTTAGCTTGGCCGTTGGGAGTGAACTCCTTTGGCTTCCACTTGTACTTCTCGACAAGACAGCGCTGGATGTGTGGGTTGCTGTTGGGGTTAAAGTAGACGGTCTTCTTTTTGACGAACACCTCACCAGACTTGTAGCCCAACGTCTTGTTGTCACGCTTAGGCAAGAAGTCCTCTGTGACCTCCCATGCTGGGAACAAGTCCTTGAGGTCTTCCTCGATGACATGGCGCTTCTGTGCCAGCTCTGCGTAGAGTTCGCCTGCTGCCTTCTGATCGAAGGTCCACCCGTTCTGACCGATCTCATGGCAGATAGTCGCCATGCGGTGCTCTAGGTAGATCGCTTGCTCTGAAGGTTCAGTCTTCATCAGGCTCTTGTACAATGTAGAAGTCGTTTGAGTGTCTTGGATGCAGTATGAGAGCATCTCTTCGCTGAAGGCATCCCAGCCGCCATCATAGTCATCCTTAAAGTCCCCCAGACGCATACCCCAAGCCTTGAGACTGTGGCGTCCCCAGAACTTCTTGGGGAACTTCTCGTTACTCCAGTTTCTCTCTGCATCATCGTTGAATAGTTCGTGGTGTATCATCTTGCTGAGGATCAAGGTGTCCGTGATCTTACCTTTGATCTTAAAGTCTGGGTACACGATCTGAAGGGCAGGGTAGTCGTACCCTACGAAGTTGTGGCCTATGACCTCATCTGCTGTTGCTAGTAGGTCTAAACCTTCTTGTATCTCGTGTGGTCTAAACTCTCTGACTTTATCAGTGTCTGGGCACCGCAGTACAATGCACCAGACTTTGCTTATCTTATCTAAGAGGCCGTTGGACTCTATGTCTGCTATCCATCTCATCGGTCATCACCCGATCCACCAATCTTACCACGCGCCTTGCGGTCAGATAGTTTCTCTAGGTTCATGTGAGCCACCTCGTTCAAGGAGATACCAAGGTCACGGGCAAGGGCAGCAATGTACCAAAGTACATCCCCCAACTCACTTCCTATGGCAGCTCTCTGCTTATCTGTGAGGTTGTCGGTGCCATCGAACTTTAGACCCTCATCACGGATCAACTTTTTGATCTTGCCGCCAACTTCGCCTGCTTCATTCACTAGGCCCAGTGCCGGGTAGATCACACGCCACTTATAGATAGCTGTGGATGCTGTTTCCGCTTGATACTCATTCATGCTCAATGAACTTTTGAACTCTGTGCTAACCATGCTTACACCCTCACTTTCCAGATTGTTTGTGCCCAGCCTGTAGTGGCTCTGCGTTTACCTGCTGCTACGGCTAGGCCACGCTTCACAAGTTTTGGGATGTACTGCATGGCAGAGTGACCACTGCAAAAACTCATCCGCTGCATGATTTCATCTCTGGTGAGGCCAGTGTGCTTGGCCCCTAGTAAGATGGCGTAGACTTGCAGCTCTAAGTGCGTGAGGTCTGAGAGCCTGCACGGCTCCAGCTCTACTGTGTCAAATTTGAATGACGTTTGTTCAGCCATGGCTGTTGTTCCTTTGTATTCAGTTGTCAGTGGAAAAGGCTGTCAAAAACCCAACTAGCAAAAACTTTAGTGCGGGTTGGGATTTAGCTTCTGCCAGTTAGAAGGGCACATCATCGTAGACCGTGCGAAGTCTTCCGCTCTCGCGGTTGTACTGGAGTTGATCGGCTGGGCCGACTTCCCCTGTGTGTCTATTCTTGAGAACCACTAGATTACGTCTGCCGCTGGTAGGCTCATCGGCATCTACTTCCATGGCAACACAGGCATCAGCCAGCTGTGCTAAGGCATGTGATCCACGCAGTTGAGACAGTGAGACCTTGGCACCACCTTCGTGACCTAAGTCCCCGCCGGGACGCCGTAGGTGAGACACCAACACTAGAGCCAAGTCTAGCTCTGAGCACAGGACTCGAAGAGTGTGCATGATGTGGTCCACCATGACCCTCTCGTTAAAGCCGCCAGAGCCGCCAGAGCCTACGTCACCCGCTCCTCCACTTATGAGGATCGATATGTGATCTAGGAACACAACATCACACTTGAGGCCGTGCTTCATGTAGCGGATGCGGTTGCATATGACATCCAGCTCTGTGCTTCCGAAGTGATCGAACAGATAGATTGGACCTTTGGCCATAAGACTGTCGAAGCCAGCTTTGATCTCATCGGCTGTAGCTGCCTCAGCATCAACAGTAATGTTCTTTTCGATGTGGATGCCAGCTAGTCCCTGAGCGCTACGCTTGACGCTCTCTTCGAGCATAAGCATTCCCACGGTAAAGCCACTCATGTGGATGTGGTAGGCCATCTCTCTGATCAATGTGCTCTTGCCCACACCAGAGCCAGCACAGAGCGTCACAACGCCTGTACGGATGCCCTTGAGCATCTCATTGAGCCGTGGGTATGGGTACTGTACGGGGCTCTCTGCGTCTGCCACAGCTACCACCTCACGGAGGTCTGCCATGCTGACGATGCCATCAGGTCTGAAGTCTGCTGCTTGGTGTATTGCACTAATGATTGCTGCCGCATTTCCAGCCACAAGACACTCGTTTGCGTCCTTCATTGGCAACACAGCAATCTTGGTCTTACCAATAGGCAAAACTTCGGCACACGCCTGTGCGGCTGCTTGGCCAGCTTCGTCTTGATCGAACATCAGAACGATCTCAGCAAAGTTGTTGAGGTAGTCTATGTGCTGCAACAGGTGCTTCTTGGCGCTCTGGGCACCATGGGGCACAGAGACTGTTGCATACTTGTGGTTCTGCACCTGACTAACGCTCATTGCATCCAGTTCACCCTCACAGATGACGATCTTCTTACCAGCTGACCACAGGTGCATTCCGAAGAGGCCCATGCGGTCGCTGTCGCCCACCACAGAGAACTGTTTGTCTCTAGTACGGACCTTCTGTGCTACAGCTCTACCTTGAAGGTCTCTGTAGGTCGCAAGCTGCACCAGTTTGCCCCGGTGCTCTCCGATCATGTAGCCAAACTTGCGGCACGTTTGCTCTGTGAGCTTACGGCTGCGCAGCTCTTGGTATTCACCTTGGAGCAAGTGTGCTGAAGCGCTGGGCTTGGCTGGTGCATCCACTACCTCGCCATCACCCGCTGTATAGGTAGAGCAAGAGAAACACCAAGTTGAGTTGTCGCTGTAGAGCGCTGACGCATCGCTACTTCCACAGGCATCACATGGCTGGTGCTGTATGAACTTATTGTCACCCCGATCATCGGTGTTCATTGGTCGTTCCTTTGTGTCTAAAGAAAAAGGGCCATCCGAAGACAGCCCTTTGCTCTCGCTTATTGGCGACACTCATCTAGCCAGTCTTGAGGCATAGTCTTGTGCGCCCACCGAAATCCATGCTTGTTGCAATAGTCGCTGTAGCGAGTGGGACTGCCCTTGTAGAGCCTCGCTTGAGCGTTACTGAAGAGGAAGCGGATGTCGATTTCTGGGGACTGCTTTTTGATTAA